ATATTATTTAATGGAACTAACGTAAAAACAAATACAGCAACAAGTTCAAATCCAGCGACAGGTTTTATTGGAGACCCATATAAATATGATCATTACTATTTTACTTATGGTGGGCAATCAAATGGTTCTTTTATAAGTCAAGGAATGTCAGAGGCAGAATTAATTGCCCTTGAGTCATCCTATAAAACATTCATTAACAATATAACAGCTTAACAATGCAAATCATTAATTTAAATGCAGAGCAAAAAGCTCAAGTAGACACAGATGTAATAGTTGGGATTGAGAACTTCTCACCAGCGGGTACATTTAGGTACAACGTAGACAAACGTAAACACATCGAGAGTATCTTAGGTGATGTATCGGAGTATATCGTAGACCTTGACACTATCGTGATGTCAGATCCTGAATTAGATATTTAAAACTAATACAAATTAAATTTAATTAAATGAAAATCGAGAAAGAAGAACTTGATCTTATACTAGATCAACGAAATAAAATTGACACTATAGTTGGACAGATCGCAAACATCGAGTTGCAGAAATCACAACTAATTAATTCGTATTCAAATTTAATAGAAGAGTCTAATAATACACGCAAAGGACTAGAAGAAAAGTACGGTTCAATTAGTATTGATTTATCAGATGGATCATATACTGAATTGAATAATGAAAATAAATAGTATTATTAGAAAAATAAGTATTGGATCTGATTATAAAAACGATGCAATGCACTATTCTGTTGGTCAGCAAGTGTACGGTGGTCACGAAATTTGTAATATTCTATTTGATGAACAAGAAAATTCTTATAGTATATTTATAAAAAAAGATGACGACGTTTTGCCATGGAAAAAGTTTAACCATAACATGGCTATATCAATCGAATACGATTTGAATTATTAATGAATAGTCTGTACGATTTTATAGTAAAACCAATTGGTGAAAGGTATAACAATACTAAAAAACTAGCTGGTAAAGACTTTGTAACTAATACGCGTATAGAGTCATTTAGAAACATTAATAGACGCGCTGAGATCATTGCCACACCAAAAGCAATAGAAACTAATCTAGAGCTAGGAAATGAAGTTATAGTGCATCATAACGTGTTTAGAAGATTCTATGATGTTAGAGGTAACGAAAAAGACAGTAGAAGTTACATGTTTAACGGTATGTATGCTGTCTCTGAAGAGCAAATATATGCTTATAAAAATATTGATGGTGATTGGAAAACATATCAAGATTATTGTTTTGTTCAACCAATTAAAGCAGACGACAATACCACAAATGTTGAAAAGCCACTACATGGTATTTTAATGTATGGTAATAAGTCTTTAAATATTAACGAAGGTGATCTAGTTTGTTTTACACCTGACTCAGAGTTTGAGTTTGTTTTTGATGGCAAACTTTTATATTGTATGAAATCTAATAATATTGTTCTTTCTCATGGAAACAAAGGAAACACGCAAGAGTATAATCCAAGCTGGACGAGTGGCAGTTGATGAGTTAATTAAAGTAGCTAAAGAACCAATAGTAGACACCGATGAAGATGTATCTGCTGATAGACTTAAAAACGCTGCTGCTACAAAGAAGTTAGCAATATTTGATGCCTTTGAAATACTTAAACGTATCGAAGAAGAAAACTTAGCACTTGAAGGTAGTAAGCCAGAAGAAGAAAAGAAAGAAGCAGTATTTACTGGATTTGCAGAGAAAAGATCTAAAAAATAATGTACGAGCAATCGTTATATAAAATTATTCAACCTATTAAGCAAGCAAAACTTGATAGGTTAAATAGATATAAAAAATGGGAGTATGGTTATAATGATGAGCATGATATTGTCGTTATAAGCAAAACTGGTCAAATAGGTGATATATATGAAATACAAAATGTTAAAATAGCATTACCTAAAGAACCAAATAAAGTACACAGTAGATCGAATAAAAAAGAAGATCAATACTGGGAAAGACTTCCAAAACATAAAGATCTTGATAAAATAAAAAGCGTTTTTGATTGGAGAGATTATCCAGAAGAGTTCAAAGAAAAATATCATAGTTATATTAATGAAGAGTTTGAACGACGCGACGATGGTTTTTGGTTTAAGAACAATGGAATAAGTACATATATTACTGGTACACATTATATGTATTTGCAATGGACCAAAATTGATGTTGGTGAAGCTGAATTTAGAGAATCAAATAGATTGTTCTTTATATTTTGGGAAGCGTGTAAAGCTGATGATAGATCATATGGATTATGCTATTTAAAAAATAGACGATCTGGTTTTTCATTTATGGCTGCTTCTGAAATAGTTAATTTAGCTACTATTTCAAGTGATAGTAGATTTGGTATACTTTCTAAAACAGGACAAGATGCAAAAAAGCTTTTTACCGATAAAGTTGTTCCTATGTCATCCAATTATCCTTTCTTCTTCAAGCCTATACAGGATGGTATGGATCGACCAAAAACTGAATTATCATATAGAGTACCTGCATCTAAACTAACTAGAAGAAAAATTGAATCAAAAACCGAACAAGAAGAGCTTGAAGGTCTTGATACTACAATAGACTGGAAGAATACTGCAGATAACTCTTATGATGGTGAAAAACTAGTTTTATTAGTTCACGATGAATCTGGTAAATGGGAAAAACCAGAAAATATATTAAATAACTGGAGAGTAACTAAAACCACTATGAGACTTGGTGGTAGAATCGTTGGTAAGTGTATGATGGGTAGCACATCAAATGCTTTAGATAAAGGAGGAGAAAACTTTAAAAAATTATATTACGATTCAGATGTTACTAAAAGAGATAAAAACGGGCAGACAAAGTCTGGACTTTATAGTTTATTTATACCAATGGAGTGGAACTATGAAGGATTTATGGATAAGTATGGTATGCCAGTTTTTGACACACCAGAAAAACCAAGAATAGGTTTACATGGTGAAAAAATAAGATTAGGTATTATTGATTATTGGATTAATGAAGCAGAGGGTTTAAAAGATGATCAAGATGCACTAAATGAATTTTATCGGCAGTTTCCAAGAACAGAAGAACACGCGTTTAGGGATGAAGCAAAACAGTCGATATTTAATTTACAAAAAATCTACGAGCAAATAGATTACAATCAGGACCTTAGAAATACTAGTATATTAACAAGAGGTTCTTTTCATTGGGAAAATGGTATTCAAGATACTAAAGTTATCTTTGTACCAAACAATGATGGTAGATTTTTAATATCATGGGTACCGCCAAGTAATTTACAAAATAGGATTATAATTAAAAATGGAATAAAATATCCTGGTAATGAGCACGTTGGAGCATTTGGTTGTGACCCATATGATATATCTGGAACAGTAGATGGTAGAGGATCAAAAGGTTCTCTTCATGGTAAAACAAAATTTTCAATGGAAGATGCACCACCAGAGCACTTCTTTTTAGAATATATAGCTAGACCACAAACCGCTGAAATATTTTTTGAAGACGTATTAATGGCAATTGTTTTTTATGGTATGCCATTGCTTGCAGAAAATAATAAACCAAGACTTTTATATTATATCAAACGAAGAGGTTATAGAGGTTTTTCCATGAATAGACCAGACAAAGTTTATAATAAACTATCTATAACGGAAAGAGATATTGGTGGAATACCAAACTCTAGTGAAGATATAAAACAAGCCCACGCTGCTGCAATTGAGTCATATATTAATGAAGCAGTTGGTATTATAGGTGATGGAGAATATGGTGATATGTATTTTGATCGTACATTGCAAGAGTGGGCTAGATTTGATATAAATAGAAGAACTAAGTTTGATGCCACAATAAGTTCTGGTTTAGCTATTATGGCATGTAATAAAAACTTATATGCACCAGTAAATAAAGTTGTAAGAAAAAATATTAGCTTGGGTTTCAAGAGATATGATAACTCTGGTTCAATATCTAAAATTATAGATTAAATAGATTATAAATGAAGCTTAATACTAATCCTAAAAGTGCATTTCCAAGCCAAGTGGTCAGTGACGCTGAAAAGGCTAGCATGGATTATGGTTATCAAGTTGCTAGAGCAATCGAAGGCGAATGGTTTGGTCAAGGTAGACCAGGTAACCGCTTTATGACAAACTGGAGTAATTTTCATAACTTAAGATTATACGCAAGAGGAGAGCAGTCAATACAGAAATATAAAGATGAGCTTTCTATCAATGGCGATCTTTCATATTTAAATCTTGACTGGAGACCTGTTCCTGTTGTAGCAAAGTTTGTTGACATTATTGTCAATGGTATGTCTGAAAAAAGATATAAGATTAATGCTTACGCTCAAGATCCTGAATCAATAAAAAAGAGAACTAACTACGCTGCTAACCTCATGAGAGACATGATGGCTAGAAAAGAGTTAGAGATGATACAACAACAAACAGGTTTAAATTTATTTAAGTCACCATCAAACATCGATCTTCCAGAAACAAAAGAAGAGGTTGATCTACATATGCAATTATCATACAAGCCATCAATTGAAATTGCAGAAGAAGAATTAATAAGTAATACACTTGATCGTAATAAATTTGAATTAACACGAAGAAGATTAAACTACGATTTAACAGTACTTGGTATTGCTGCTGTAAAAACACAATGGACAAAAGCTAGTGGAGTTGAAATAAAGTATTGTGATCCTGCCAAAATGGTATGGTCATATACCGAAGATCCAAACTTTGATGATTTATATTATGTTGGAGAAGTAAAACTTATGCACATCTCCGAGGTTAAAAAGCAGTTTCCATATTTATCAGATGAAGATTTAATTGAGATACAAAACTATCAAGGTACTAATCAATACTTGATGGGTTGGCAAGAATATAGTGACGATGTTGTAGCTGTACTTTTCTTTGAATATAAAACATATTCTAATCAAGTATTTAAATTAAAGAAAGGTGGTTATGGTTTGGAAAAAGCTATTGAAAAAGACGACACGTTTAATCCACCAGAAAATGATACATTTAAAAGAGTATCAAGATCTATTGAAACACTTTATAGTGGTGCAAAAATTTTAGGTTATGAAAAAATGCTAGACTGGGGACTAGCAAAAAACATGACAAGACCTAAAGCTGATTTGACAAAGGTTAATATGAACTATGCAATGTCAGCACCAAGAATGTACAAAGGTCGTATTGATTCTACAGTAAATAGAATTACTGGCTTTGCTGATATGATCAATATTACAAATCTTAAAATTCAGCAGGTATTATCTAAAGTTGTCCCAGATGGTGTGTTCTTAGATGTAGACGGTTTAGCTGAAGTTGATCTCGGTAATGGAACAGCATATAGTCCACAAGAGGCACTTAATATGTATTTCCAAACTGGTAGTATAATTGGTAGATCATTAACACAAGATGGTGATCTCAATAGAGGTAAAGTACCAGTGCAAGAACTTCAATCTTCTAATGGTCAGGCTAAAATTGGTTCTTTAATTAATACATATCAATATTATTTACAATTAATTAGAGACGCAACTGGATTAAACGAAGCACGTGATGGTAGTATGCCGAAAGAAGACATGCTCGTAGGATTGCAGAAGTTAGCCGCTAACGCATCTAATGTTGCCACTAGACATATTATGCAGGCTAGTCTTTATTTGATCGCTAGAACGTGCGAGAATCTTTCGTTAAGAATATCTGATTCATTAGAATTTGCGTTAACTAAAAATGCACTTGAAAATGCAATATCTTCATATAATGTATCAACATTGGAAGAAATGAAAGATATTCATCTTCATGATTTTGGTATTTACTTACAATTAGAGCCAGAAGATGAAGACAAAGTACAATTGGAGCAAAATATACAAGTTGCACTTCAAACTGGAGGTATTGATCTTGAAGATGCTATTGACATTAGAGAAGTTCACAACATTAAGCTTGCTAATGAAATGCTAAAGCAAAAGCGTAAGAAAAAACTACAACGTGAACAGCAAACGCAGCAACAAAATATTCAAATGCAAGCTCAAGCAAACGCTCAGGCAAGTGAAAAAGCAGCTATGGCAGAAGTTCAAAAGCAACAAGCTCTTACTCAAGAAAAAGTTAATATTGAACAAGCTAAGTCACAATTTGAAATACAGCGCCTTAGAGAAGAGGCTAATATTAAAAGAGAGCTAATGCAAGTAGAGTTTGATTTTAATATGCAGTTGGCGCAAGTGCAAGCTAATTCTAAAATGAGTGTAGAGAATGCTAAAGAAGATAGAAAAGATAAGAGAACAAAACTTCAAGCAACTCAACAAAGTGAGTTAATTGATCAAAGAAAAAACAATACATTACCTAAAAACTTTGAGTCTTCAGGACAAGATACTTTAGGTGGTTTTGGTTTAGAGCAGTTTGAACCAAGATAATTTTTTTATTAACTAATTATATATTATATTATTATGTCAGATGTTAAATTAGATCTTCGTGAGTTTAAAGAAAAACAAGAAGATGATGTTATTAAAGTTGATTTACGAGAAAAACCTGTAAAAGAAGAAGAAGATGCCGTTCAAAAACAAAGCACAGAGGAAAGCGTGTTGGACAGCGCACAGCAAAGCGATCAAGGCGGGGAAGAAACCCAAGTGGAATTGCAAGAAGTGGGAGAAAGAAACGAAGAAGAAACTGAAAAAGTAAAACAGGAGGAAGAAGCTCCTATTATTATGGAGGTTCAAGATGAAGAAGAAAAACAAGAACCTCTACAAAAAGAAGTTGAAGAGCCTGTTGCACCACAAGTTAATCTTCCTGAAAACGTTGAAAAACTAGTTGACTTTATTAACGAGACTGGTGGAACAATTGAAGATTATGTACGGCTAAATGCAGATTACTCTAATGTAGATGAAAATACTTTACTTAGAGAATATTATAAAAATACTAAATCACATCTTGATTATGATGAAGTAAACTTTCTTATTGAAGAAAACTTTGCTTATGATGAAGATATTGATGATGACAGAGATGTCAAACGAAAAAAATTAGCGAAAAAAGAAGAAGTTGCTAAAGCGCGTAAATTTCTTGATAACTTGAAGGTCAAGTATTATGAAGAAATTAAAAGTAGACCAACTATGTCTAATGAGCAGAAAAAAGCAATGGAATTTTTTAATCGCTATAATCAACAAAAAGAAGAAAGTCTTAAGCGTAATGAAGGATTTAAAGAGCGTACTAAGAAATTTTTCACTGATGATTTCAAAGGTTTTGATTTCAATATTGGTGAAAAAAAATTTAGGTATGGTCTTAAAGATCCGTCAAGCGTTGCAGATGTTCAATCAGAAGTTAACAACGTATTGGGAAAGTTTCTCGATAATAACGGTTCTGTTAAAAACATGAGTGAATATCATAAGGCTTTGTATGCCGCATCAAATATAGATACGATTGTAAATCATTTTTACGAACAAGGTAAGGCAGACGCAGTTAAGGACATTGAGAAATCTTCTAAGAATATCTCAGATGAACCTGGCCGTAATTCTGCTGAAAATATTTTTGTAAATGGATTGAAAGTTAAAGCTATAAGTGGTGTGGACAGTTCTAAATTAAAAATAAAGCGTAAAGCTTAAACTTAAAAACTAAATTAAAATGGCACTTACACCTAATAATTATTCGTTGTTGCCAACTCAAAGCAAAACTTTGTCAACTACGAACTACATTGATTTTACTAGCGGAGCTGGTAACGACTTCTCTCAGCAATATCTCCCAGAGATTTATGAGGCTGAGGCTGAGCGTTATGGCAACCGCACCGTTTCTGGTTTCCTCCGTATGGTTGGAGCAGAAATGCCTATGACTTCTGATCAAGTTGTTTGGTCAGAACAAAACAGACTTCACATTGCATACCGCGATAGCGCTACTGCAAACCAAGAAGTTACTATGAATACAACCGCAGCACTTGGTATTATCACGCTTGGTACTGATCTTACTAATGTTATTAGAATTGGTAATACAGTTTTAATTGAGGATGCAACAACTAATGCAACGGCAAAAGCATATGTTACTAATGTTTCTGGTCAATCATTTAGCTGCTATAACTATGCTGGTACTTCTTGGACTGGTTTTGGTGGAACTACTGCTGATGACGTAAATGTATTTGTTTACGGATCTGAGTTTATTAAAGGATCTGGAGCAATGTCAGGATCAGTTTATCCTTCTTTTACTCAATACAGCAACAAGCCTATCATTATCAAGGATTTCTATGAAGTAACTGGTTCTGACGCTTCTCAAATTGGTTGGGTTGAAGTAACTGACGAGTCTGGAACCTCTGGATACCTTTGGTATCTTAAAGGTGAAGGAGAAGCAAGACTTCGCTATCAAGATTATCTTGAAATGGCTGTAGTTGAAGGCGAAACTGCTAACAACACTAACCTTGCAAGTATTAATATCGAAGGTACTGAAGGTCTTTTTGCTGCTGTTGAAAGTCGTGGTAATGTTATGTCTGGCTTTACAGCTGCATCTGGTCTTAATGATTTTGATGAGATTCTTCAACGTCTTGATAAAGAAGGTTCTATTGAAGAAAACATGCTTTTCCTAAATAGAAGCGTTGCACTTGATTTCGATGATATGCTAGCTGCTACTAACTCATATGGTTCACCTGGTGGTACATCTTACGGTGTGTTCGAAAACAGTGAGGATATGGCATTGAATCTTGGATTCTCTGGTTTCCGTAGAGGTTCTTATGATTTCTATAAGACTGATTGGAAATACTTGAACGATGCTTCAACTAGAGGTATGATTACAGACATCGAAGGAGTACTTGTTCCTGCTGGTACTTCAACTGTTTATGATCAAATGCTTGGTACTAACATTCGTCGTCCATTCTTACACGTACGTTATCGTGCTTCTGAGACTGATGATAGAAGAATCAAGACTTGGTTGACTGGATCAGTTGGTGGTGTTTACACTAGCGGAGATGACTTAATGCAAGTTAACTTCCTATCTGAGCGTTGCTTGGTAACTCAAGCTGCTAACAACTTCGTGTTGTTCAAGGCTTAATTATAAAAAACCTGGGATCACACTATGTGATCTCAGGTTTCTTTTTTATTTATTTAATTATATTATATTATGGAACAAAAGAAAACAGTTGCAGCCAAAAAACCAGCTGCAAAACAACCAACGCCAAAAGACGGTGTTATAATTCAAGAACCAGTAATTGCACCAAAAGTTATTACTGAACAACCTAAAAAAACTAATAATAAGTGGGAAATTAAAGATCGTACATATTATTTAGTTAATGGTAAATCTCCAATAAGTTATTCAATTCCAAGTAGACATACAAGAAAGAAACCACTTCTTTATTTTGATGAACAAATTAATGAGCAGAGAGAAATTAGATATGCGTCTAATCAAAAATCTCCATTTGTAGATGAACAAAAAGGAGAGGCAACTCTAGCTCACATTGTTTTTGAAAACGGATCGCTTAGCGTGCCGAAAGAAAATCAAGCATTGCAAAAACTTCTTTCATTATATCATCCTTTAAAAAATAAAGTATACGCAGAGTTTGATCCAGTGACTGAAGCAAATAACGAACTTGATTTTATAGAAATTGAATTTGAAGCCATGGCTGCTGCTAAGCAAATGGACATTGACATGGCAGAGGCTATATTAAGAGCTGAAATTGGATCTAAAGTATCAACAATGAGTTCATCTGAACTTAAACGAGATCTTTTCATTTTTGCAAAAAAGAATCCAGTTTTGTTTATGGATCTAGCAAGCGATGAAAATGTACATCTTAGAAATGTTGCTGTTAAAGCTACAGAAGCTGGTATTATTAAACTTTCTCCAGATCAAAGAACATTTACTTGGGGAAGTAATGATAGAAAACTAATTACTGTTCCGTTTGATGAGCATCCATATTCAGCGATGGCGTCATTCTTTAAGACAGATGAAGGCATGGAGATTTTCTCTAATATTGAGAAAAAACTTTCATAATATGTGATTATACTTTATAGTAGTTAAGCCATCTTTAAGGTGGCTTAGCTGCTATAAATAATAAATAAACTATGGCTATAAATGTTAATCAAGTCTATAAGACTGTACTATCAATATTAAATAAAGAGCAGAGAGGATATATTACACCTGATGAGTTTAACAAACTAGCCACTCAGGTTCAGCTAGAAATGTTTGAAAATTATTCAGACGACCTGAACCAACTTGTACGCGTACCACAAACAGATATGGATTATTCTGATCGCGTTATGAACGTCGATGAGAAGCTATCTGTTTTTAAAAGATTTGGAACTGGAACGTACGATAATTCTACAACACCAGCAACTCCATTTTTTACACTCCCAACGGATTTATATAGACTAGGCGCAGTTACATATACTGGATTAAACAGTAAGGTAGTTGAATTACAGCGTCAACAACGTAATGAGTTTTACAATATACAAAACTCTCCACTTACAGCATCAACATTAGATTTCCCTTCTTATTTGTATGAAAATGAAAGAATGTATGTTAGACCAACTAGCATAACAAGCAGCATATCAGTTGATTACTTAAAAAAGCCAGATGATGTACGTTGGGGCTATAGCTTAGGTAGTCTTGGTCAATATATATATGACTCAACAACTTATGGTGCTAATTTACTAAACACAGGAACAAGTACACTTACTAATTCAATTACAACAGCATTGGCTGGTGGATCCGCTGGTACATATACTTATCTACCGTATAGTGGTGGTAGTGGAACAGGTCTTGTTATGAATATAACAGCAACTAACGCAACAACGTGTACAATAGATGTAATAACAGCTGGAACTGGTTATGCTGTAGGAGATGTACTTACAATTGATAATGACGAAATTGGTGTTGGTAGTACTGGTCCAGTAATAACATTAACAGCTGCTAATTTCAATAATAATAGCACATATGGATCTACAGATGTTGAACTTCATGTTTCAGAGAGAGATGATTTCATTATTAATGTACTGAAATATTGTGGCGTTGTTATTAGAGACCCACAAGTAGTACAATTTGCAGCTAATGAAGCACAAAAAGACGAAGTAACTGAAAAAAGATAATAGAACATGGAAATTCCAGGAACTGGCTTAATTAACGAAACTAACGAAGAGTATTACATTGGTCAAAAAGTATTTGATGTACAAGTAAGCCAAACTGAATTTACTACCGCATTTAATACAGATCTCACCGATGGTATTGCTAATGAATATCCGCAAAACTATTATCTACAAACAAGTAGTGATAGCGGTGTTACATGGGTTACTGTTGCATCTGAAGTAAAAACTGGAACAACAAAAACTATTGTATCTGGAACAAACTCTGTACCAGTTGCGATCACTGGACCAATACTTGTAAGAGTTGCTTTATTTATTACAGCGGCTGAAGACAATTACGGTGGGTATGCTTTTATTAAACTAGGTGACATTATAAATAATTTTTTAGTTGCATATGTTGGCGCTGGAAAACTTGTGCCTAGCGTAAAAAGAACTGACGTTATATTTCACGCTAAAAGAGGTTTACAAGAATTTAGCTACGACACACTAAAGAGTGTTAAGTCACAAGAGTTTTCAATGCCAAGTAGCTTAAGCTTTCCACTTCCACAAGATTATGTGAACTATGTAAGAGTTTCTGCTATTGATAACTTAGGCGTACAACATATAGTTTATCCTGCAAATAATCTTACAGTTAATCCATATGAAAGTCCACAGCAAGATAGTGCTGGTGATTACGTACAAGATGATTACGGAAAAAATATACAAGAAACATCGGTAACAGAAACTAATTGGAAGGCAAACGATACAAACCAAATTACTGGTATATTTAATGCTAATCTAGCCACTCAAGGATATGATTGGTGGGGCTATGGATATGGATATGGAGTGGGTGGTTATGGTGGTTATTATGGTAGAAGATATGGTGCCCTGCCAGAATGGACACAACAAAATGGTTGGTTTACAATAAATGGTCGAACAAATAGTTGGAACTTTTCTAGCAACCTTTTAAACAACACAATTGTTGTTAAGTATGTATCAGATGGTTTGGCTTATGATATGGATACTAGAGTGCCTAAAATGGCTGAGGAGGCAATGTATGCACATATTTTACATGCGATCGTGTCAAATAGAGCTGGTCAACCGGAATATTTAGTAAGAAGATTAAAGCAAGAGAGATCTGCTAAGCTAAGAAACGCAAAGATTAGACTTCAAAACCTAAAGCAAGATGAAATTGCTCAAGTTATGAGAAATAAGTCTAAAATGATAAAACATTAATTTATGCCAGAAGTTAGAAATGTCTTCCTAAAAGGGAAGATGAATAAAGATGTTAATGGTAGATTACTAACTCAAGGAGAGTATATTGACGCTAGGAATATTTCTACAAACGATGACTTAAGTGGTAATTCCGGTTTAGCAGAAAATGTTAATGGTAATTCCTTGTTAACTAATTTTAATTTATCTGGTGAAAATTTAGAAATTATAGGTATCTGTATAGATACTTCAAAAAATAGAATTTTTGCATGTATTACCAATTGGAACGATACGTCGTCAGATGGTATATCAAATTTTGCAAGTAGCGGCTCTTCGCACTATATATGCATGTATGATAACGCAGAACAAGTTAGTTACATTCTTGTTTCTGGTAATTTTTTAAACTTTAGCAAGACTAGTCCAGTACTAAACATGCAGGTACTAGAAGATTTATTATTTATATCTGATAATAGAAATCAACCAAGAAAAATCAACGTTGAAACTGCTAAAGCAGATCCTTCTTATTACTTCAAAGAAGAGCACATATCCGTAGCTAAGTATTATCCATATCAACAAGCTAATGTAGCAAAGTTGTCTAGTAATGGAGAGTTACTTATAAATTCAGAGTTATTAATAACTAAAAACACAACTGGATTAACACCAACAACTGCTACTTATACTGGCGTTATTCCTTCATCTACTAGTGGCTCCGGTGTTGGTTCACAGTTTACAATAGAAGTAATTAGTGGTTCAGTTGTTGAAGCTAAAGTCTCTGCAGTTGGTTCTTCATTTGATATTGGTGATACAATTACTATTGACGGATCTTCTATAGGTGGTACTACTGTTATTAACGATGTTACATTAACCGTTTTAATGGAAAATATGAAACAAGATCCAACTATGAAGGATTGTGTTTCTGAAACATTACCAGCATCAACAACGGTAACAACTACGGGTGGTACATTATCTTTATCGCCTGGAGCTGGTGGAGTAGTAACTATACTTACACCTATTGATGCAAACTGGAAAGGATCAAGAATAACAACAAGTACAATAACTGTACAAAACAATGTTAATATACAACAAGCCTACACTGGTACAACTAGTTTACCATTAGTGAATAATGGAACTTCTCCTATTACCATAAGTTCAGGAACTACAATTACGGTTGGAGCAAATCCATATTATGACGTGGATTATAATGGAGATGAAGACTATTTGTCAGATAAGTTTGTACGTTTAAGTTATAGATTTAAATATGATGATGGTGAATATTCTATTATAGCTCCATTTACACAACACATATTTATTCCAAAACAAGATGGATATTTTTTAGACGAAAATTTTCCAGCAGATATTGAAGCCGATAATAGTGATGAAAATAGCGCTATAAAAAGTACAATCATTGCGTTTTTTGAAAACAAAGTAAACTGTGTTGAATTAGCAATAAATTTGCCGGAAGGAGTTGATACACCAGCAGATTTATATGAGCAACTTAAAGTTACAGATATTGATATTCTTTATAAAGAATCTGATCAGACATCAATTAAAGTTTTAGATACAATTACGCAATCACAGTTAGCGTTATCATCTACGCCTCACCAGTATATTTACGAATACAAAGCAAGTTCACCGATAAGGGTATTACCAAATAAAGAAATTACTAGAGCTTCAGATAAAGTACCAATTAGAGCAAAAGCTCAAGAAATATCTGGCAACAGGGTTATGTATGGAAATTATGTTGCAAGAAGTTCTAGACCACAAACATTAAACTATAATGTTTTAGCTGGTGAAAAAGATGATTTTGGAACTTTTAATTCTATTAATAAAACACAATATCCAAACCACTCTTTAAAGCAAAATAGATCATATAAAATTGGTGTTGTTCTTTGCGATAAGTTTGGTAGACAGTCTGATGTTATTACTTCTGAAAACTCTATAGTATATAATAATTATAGAACATCAACAACTGGTTTTTTAACATCTACAGATACTTGGCTTGGTGACTCACTTAAAATAATTTGGAACTCTGCTATCCCTAGTCAAATAGACGAACCTGGTTATGTCGGTTTATATAGCGATACAAATCCACTAGGTTGGTATAGTTACAAAGTTGTTGTTCAACAAAAAGAACAAGACTATTATAATGTATTTTTACCAACAATACTAAATAATTATCCATCTAGTCCTGCTTCAAATGACGAAGTATCACATATAACGTTATTTAGTGATAATATAAATAAAGTACCTAGAGATTTAAGAGAAGTTGGACCACAAGACATAGTATACTCTAGTTCTGTTGATTTGTATGGTAGAGTGCAAAATTCAATTTATAGTTCAAGCTCATCAACTAATATTCAGTTCTTTCCAGATTCAATACCAGACAAAGTTGTTAAAATTGGAATTAGAGATGACATAGGATTGGATACAGATGAAGATGGAGCTGCATATGATGAATCTCCATTTTATAGTATTCCTACTGGATTAACACCACCTGGTGGTGCTGAGTTAAAAGGCGCTAATCCATTTATTGGCCAAGTACTAACACAGAAGCAAATAGGTGCGACAGGTGGTGCTAGCGGTGGTAATGTTACGTATAAAAATGTGAGATTAAATGTATATGAAACTAAACCATTTTATTCTGAAATAGATATATTCTATGAAACAAGTACATCTGGTTTAATTTCAGATTTAAATACATTTATAAATAATAGTGCAAGTGAATTTACACCTATATCAATATCAGATTGGAACTTTATATTGGAAGAGGGTTTTTCAATTAATAGTTATGCTAATCCTGATTGGTTTGATGTTGTTAATTCAGAGGGCGTTAGTATAGCTTCAGCTAACTTAACTGGTACATTATTATCTGTTAGAAACGGTCCTGGTGGTGATGTTACCAATAAGTTTGTACTAGAACAAGATCCTGTAAGTTATAAATTTAAAATAAAAACTAATTCATATTTTATATATACATCTGGAAGTAATTACGTTGACAATTATCAATTTAACTTTAACTTCACCAATACTGTTTCTGGTGTTGATTATTCTAATAATATATTAATAGAATATCCAAATAGACTCGATAATTCTATACCTACATTCACAGGTGTTTCACCGTTTACCCCTGGTAATAAAAATGAATTTCCAACACCTGTTGGTCAGTGGCATAATATAATCTCTATGGATGGACAAAATGGTACTGCCGATCCGTCTATAAATAGTAAGAAAAATGGTTTAGTATGGACAATTGTTTCTGTACAATTTTATTGGGTTTATCAAGGTTTGTGGACTACATACCAATCTGGAACGGCAATAAGCGAATATCTTAGAATAGCCAATGATGCTGGTCAAACATATACTAACATTGCTGAAACACTACAATATGATGACTCGTTTGTTTGTGTTAATACAAATGCTACTGACCCAAGTGATTTTTATATTAATTATAATGATAGGACAGATACAGATTTTAGGGTTTATTTAAGATTAAGTGATGCTAGCGGTGGCTCTGGTTATCTTAGTACTCAGGCAAGAATAGACTTTACACTAAAAAGAACAAATTAATATGGCAATAACTAGAGAGATAACATATTTTAATTCTTTTGCCGTTAAAAAAGTTGTCGAGGACAATGGATCTAGTTTACCTGGTAAAGCAGTTTGGCCAAGTTTACCTTGGAACCCAAGCAGTTATCCCAGTTTTCCACTTAAAGCTGATCCAGCCCTTGTTGCTTATGATTGGTATATTGAAGAGTCTAGAATTAGAGGAGGTTATAATAATACTCAATTAGATCTAGGTGTTAGAGCATATATAACAGAAACTAATGATGAAGAGTTTATTGCTAATAGCGGAATAATATATTCTGGTATTTATAATTCTACAACTGGTTTTAACGAAACAAATGTGTTTTCAACAGGTGAGAATATTGAAAAACAATTAGATCCTAGGTATGGAGATATACAAAAACTATTTGCTTATGATACTAATTTAATAGTTTTTCAAAATGATAAAATAAATAGAGCATTAATAGATAAAGACGCACTGTACACGGCTTCTGGAAATTCAGCATTGACATCATCTGATAAAGTTATTGGTCAAATTACGCCATATAGTGGAGAATACGGTATTAGCGAAGATCCTCTTTCTTTTGCTTTTAAAGGTTATAGAATTTATTGCACAGATAGAGCGAGAGGTGCTGTATTAAGACTATCTAGAGATGGATTAACAGAAATCAGTGGTTACGGCATGAATGATTTCTTTAGAGATAAACTAGGTGCTATAACTAATGACCTTACTGTAAGTTCAGTTGAGCTCACATTAATAACTGGTAATGCTGCTGGAACAACAAGCGGCGTGTTTCCGACTAACTCTATAATTTTTGAAGATGGAGTTGACGACTTAAGTAGTTTAGAATATGGAATGTCTTCGTTATTTTCTATATACGGTAATCAAAACGTCATAGTAGAAGAAATGTTAAGTGTTGGTTCTTTAACTGGTAATCTTACAAGTAGTATAACTTTAAATAAAACCGGTTTATCTAACGGAGTTTATACTGGCGTTGTACCGACTTCTGATAGAAATTCATACGGTCAAACAACTGCAACTGGTGGCATTGATCCTAAATTAACTGTAGGAGTGTCTGGTGGAACGGTTACAAACGTTATTGTTACTAGCGGTAGTATATTGTATGCCGTTGGCGATGTTTTAACTATAAATGGTCTAGATATTGGTGGAGGTGCTTCTGACAATGTTAAAATAACATTAGTAGCATCGAACATAGATAATATTTCTACAACTCAAAAAAGAATAGTATTCAATAAAAAATTATCAAACTTTCTTGGAGGATTAGCAGTTCCACCTACTGGAACATCAACTTTTTATAAAAATATACAAGATAAAATTATTGGTGGTTTTGATAACTATTCTGATAAATATGTTTTATCTATTCAAGATTCAAGCGAAGACTCTTATGATACTTTAACATTTAATGACGACAATAATTCTTGGACTAGTTTTTGGGATTATAAACCGTTATTCATGGCGACGTTAAATAACATGTATTTTACATGTGTAAACGCAGAAGTATGGAAGCATTATGATACGACTCAAGGAAATAATTATAATAGCTTTTATGGATCTTTTTATCCGTCGTCTATAACATTTGCTTTTAATCCTTCAGTGCAGTCTTCTAAAGTATTTAAAACAATCGCTTATGAGGGAAGCAATGGTTGGAATATACAAAGCATTATTAGTGATATTGATGGTGTTCAAGCAAATGGTAACAGTTATAATGATTCGTCCGCTTTCATATATAGTTATGATGAAGGTTCATACGTGGAAAATGGAATTACTTATAGAGCTGGATTTAATAAGAAAGAAAATAAATATATGTGTAATATAATAAATAATAGTACAATAAGACCAGAAGAAGTTATCTTTGGTGATCAAATATCTGGTATTAAAGGTTATTATGTTACAGTTACTATACAAAATGATGATACAACAGACCCTGGTGGATTAAAAAGCTTGTTTTCAGTATCATCAGAATATGTTTTATCTGCAAATTAAAAATATATGGCAATTAATTGGTTACCACTATCAATGGACGCTACCAAACATGGCGTTCAAATATATCAAAGTAATAAGCGACAAAAAGAATATAATAAAAAGCAGGCAGACAACATGCTCAGGATTAATCAATTAAAAGCTAGTAGAGCTGAAATACCAGATTTGTCTGAACCAATACAGGATCTTAGCGGTACACTTTCTAATCCATATGCTAATTTATCTGTTGCGACAAAAGCTGCTGAGATACAGATGGAGCAATCTGATATTGCATTAGCAAATACGCTTGATACAATTAGAGCAACTGGTATGGGTGCTGGTGGTGCTACTGCACTTGCTCAAGCAGCATTGCAAAGTAAAAATGCAGTTGCAGCATCTATCGAAACTCAAGAAGCTAAAAACGCAGAATTAGCCGCTAAAGGTCAACAAGATCTTGAATTTTTACAAATGCAAGAAAAACAAAGAGTACAAGCAGCTGAGGTTGATGCGTTAACTTATTCATTCGAAGCGCAAGAAGCTAGAACAAATGCAGATCTTGATTTTGAAGCTGGTTTGCAGCAAAGATATGAGCAGATGGAATACGATGCTCGTCTACAAAAAGAACAACAAATAAATCAAGCAACTGCAGAAATAACAACTGGATTTAAAGAAGGTGATTATTTTAAATAATAGAATATTATGAGTTATAGAAATCCTGGTCAACTTGTAACTAAATATAATCCAACGGATGGTGTAATTAAACAAAATTCAGTTGAGAAGCCAAACTATAATGAAATAGCTAGAAAAAATGCTAAAGCTAATTTTGATATAGTTAGACAAAATGACATGAATGCGCAAAAAGCATTTGCAGATTATAGTAAAGTTGTAAAAGAAACACCTTATATAAACCAAGCTAGCGCAAATAGTATTCTTAGTGATTCAATTGATGAATATGCTGCCGCTAAATCAAGGCTTGAAACAGCAACTGGTTTTTATGAAAAAATAGATGAAGAAACTGGTGATGTTTTATATTCTTACGATAACGATCTTAAAATACTAGCTAATAATCAAGCATTTTTAAATGGGTTTTCACAAGATTTAAGTGCTATTAACTACATGACAGAGGAATTTGATAAATCTGGTGGTTTTGGCTCAGGCGAGGGACAGGTTGATGCAATGTTTACATCTCCATATTTTACATTATTAAAAAGCGTACAAGACCCATTCGCAGAAGGTGTAAATGTTGAATATATCAAAGAAAAAGATGCTAATGGCATACCATCTCTTGGTATTAAGCTATATGGATCTAGGGTTGCTGAAGTAAATAAAACCCTCGGTAATGAAGGGGATTCTTACGTTATAAAACCAGGTGAATTACAAAAGATATTAAATAATCAAGATGGTGATCCGTCCTTTGTAGGTTTATATTATAAAAACCATACAGCAATTGGCGATATTAAACAACAAACAGAATCTATTGGCATAATTGATCCAAAAACTGGATTAATATCAAAAGAATACATGGTTGATGGAGGTGTTACAACAAAAACAAATACGATAGGAGGATATACAGAACAAATATCTACTAGTGTTGTAAATAGAGATAAAGTAAATCAAACGTTTAATCCTATTATAAAAGCGCAGGTTGATAGTATTATGCGTAGAGGTGATACATCAACAGACGTTGCAATAAACCAATATGCTCAACAAGATGAAGATGGAAATTATTATTATAATCCAGTAACATGGGATGCGGTTAATAATAAATTCTCTATTGATAAACAAAATCCAGTAATTTTAGGTAAAGATTTTTTTGATAGAAACCTAACAGAAGAAAATCAAAAAACATTTGGGTATACACAAGAACAATATAATCACGTTGTAGAAATATTAAAATCAAATATTTATCAAGATCTTGGTTTTACTCAACAACCTCAACAAACAATTATACCAGGTACGCGAAAAAATATACCTACACCAACAAAACCAACTGAAGGTGAAATAAAAAGAAATAATGCAATAGAATTAACAGCAAAAGGCGTTAACTCTTTAAGTAAGCTAACTAGCAATGAATTAAAAGATATTAATAAAGTTCAAGCTGCATTATCTCCTATTGCTAATTTATTTGGAGGAGAAATACAGCTTATTGACGACAAAATAGTTTTAACAAACTTCTACAAAGAAGACTCTAAAGGTAATGTATCAATAAGCGATAAATCACAAGAAATAGATATATCTAATTTAACAGGGCTTGAAGCACAAAAGAAAGTAATGCAAGAACTATTAAACATTGGTTTTGATGTAAATGTTCTTGATTATAGTCAACAACAAATAGATAAACTTGTTGGTGGTTATAAATTCGATCCTTCTACTGTTTCTTCTGAAATTGATAATTTAATGAAAAAACTTGTAACAGCAGATGGTAAATTAAAAAGTGAAGCAGATGTAATAAGAATTATAAAAAATAAATATAAAGATATTAATATATCAGAACCGTTATGGAGTAAGGGTAATGACATCAAAATAGGTTCAACTATATTATCTGATGATGAAAAAACTTATACGCCTGATAAACTAAGAGAGGCATTAAATATTGAATTAGGTCAAACTCAAAAAGTTGAACCTGAAATGACGGATGAACAAAAGAAAGAAAAAGTAATTCAATTAATTGATCAATATTCTAAATAACAATGAACGAAGAACTAGAAGTAATTGTACAGCGCATGATAGACGCTGGTGAGTCAGAGGAGAATATCGGACTAGTTATTCAGGAAATTACATCGCGGGGAAAGCAAGAAGGTGTCGACACTGCGGCTGCGACTGCGGCACCAGGAAAACCTCAGCAGCCAGAAGAGCCTATAACTACATCAAAACAAGAATCTCCATTTTACTGGGCAACAGACGCTGAAGAAAAGCAAAGATCAGAATTAACTCTTCAACAACCAAAAGGTGGTTATGCAGGATCTGTGATTGCTGATATAAGTCAAAAAGAATATAACAAATTACTCGACGATAGATTATATAAAAGCGAGTATAAAAAAGAAGTATCAGAAGGAAATCGTTTTGTCGAAAAAGGTCAAGAGATAATTCCTGATTTACTAGTTATGCGGCATTATCCGGAAAAAAAAGCTTCCGTGTCTGCCCCAATGACTACTCTTGAGGCTGATAGGATTTTTCAAACAATAGATGCACTTACAATAGATGCCGCTAAAAACCCCACTAAATATGGTATTTTAACACAAGAACTTGGTATTGGTGTGTTTGAAAACATGACGGAAGAGAAGCAAAATAATCTTAGGGAAGATATATATAGAAAAACAGTTGAAAAAAGTGGTATTGATATAACTAAAGATTCTTTTTTAGATATATACCAAAAAAATCTACCAACTAATCTTAATAAAGCTGAAAGTCAAGTTGAAAATCAAAAGAGAGAGAGATTATATGACGTAGAAAATAGACCACCAGAGTATTTAGATAATACACTAAAAAGTATTAAATCTAAACTTCCAGAAAAAGAGCAATTTATACATGGTCTAAATGAGCAATTATTAAGTCTTCAAAAAAAATATAGTAATCTTTTACAAAGACGATCTCAAATGGATCCTACTGCTTTTGAACAAGAAAAAGCAAGATTAGAATCACTTTTCAAGCAAAATCAAGAAGCTCAAGAGCAGTTAAAAACTACTAGCACTTACAAGATGCTTGGTGCTTCAGGAGAAAAATTTAGACCAGTAATAGAAATTACAAATACTGAATCTTTATTGTTTATAGATGGTTATATGCAAAACCAGGTAAAAAATGAAGGTTTAAGAAAAAATATGATTGATCAAGCTAATTCTGCATATGAATCAGCTACGAGTTTATCAA